GTTTTCCTGTTTTTATTATTTTGCGGTCTATATATAATCCTGCTGCTTTGCCTCTGTTTGTTTCCGCATTCACAGCTGCACTCCACGCGCCCTTCTTCAAAGCGGCGTCTTTAATTCGCCCTAATTCTGCCACATGGCTGGCGTAATTCACTTCATACTTTTTGAGTCTCTCTTCCTTCAACTCACCAATATATTTTACAACTAGCGGGTTTAGTCTTGGGTTGGTCAGCTCGGATCCCTCCTGCCTACAACGCTTTTCACTGTAACCCGCTAGCTTTGCGGCTTCGGTCTTTGTGAGTGGTCCTTCTGGTCCACCAAATACCAATAGCTCGGCAAACCTTTTTTGCATTTCTGTCAATCTCTTTGGTAGTCCCATAATTTTATAGGGGCAGAGCAAGGCTACTTTGTGATTTCTCTTGATGCCCCAGTGCTTGACAATTTAGAGTAACAATCATATATTGTCAATGATGGTAACAAGCAATAAAGATGCTGCCAAGATATGGGCAGAGATAGAGAAAGTTAGAAATGGAACACCCAAGGAGGAGAGAGGAGAGCACGATTTGGAAAGAAGAATAGATGATTTAATGGCTATCAATAAGAAGCACCAACAACAAAATGGTGACCTTATGAAAGACAATCTGTTTTACAAAAAGAAAGCAGAACATTATCAAATTATGTCAGACCAGTTGAAAAAAGAGTTAGAGGATCTGAAGAAAAGAACAACAGGTGTATTGACAGAATTTAGAAACAAAGGTGATGTGTAATGTATGTTAAGCACTTACAGCAATATTTAGATCAGTTTACAGATGGACGAAAAGGTAACGCAGTAAGCAACGCAACTATCTATGTGCAAGTAGGTGGTCACCTCGAAGAGATACGTAGGATAGAGGTACAAGAGAGTAATATTATTGGTAATGACTCTATTAGAGTTGTATTTAAACCTACGAGAAACAGACTTTTAATAGCTCCTACGATACCAGAGTAACTCCGAAAAAATGCGTGGCCCAGAGTCTAAACTCTACCAAAAATTTAAGAGGGCTAACAAGAAAATATTGTGGCATCGTATAGAGAATTTGGCAGTTCCAGGTATGCCAGATGCGTTGGGATATACGGAAAACTTCTTCTATTTTACTGTTGAGTTTAAAGTCACGAAGGGTAACAAAGTCAGATTATCACCCCATCAAATTGCCTATCATGTAGCACATCCACACAATAGCTTTATCTGCATTGAGCACCTCGGTTCGGGGACCATCAAACTTTATGAAGGGTCCGTGGTCCGGGAGCTTGCAGCTTGTGGCTTGAAGCTTGAACCTTGTAGCTTGGGGCTTGAAGCTTGCAGCTTGTACCTTGCGGAGCTTGGAGCTTGAGGCTTGTAGCTTAGACCACTAACGTCAACAGAAAAATTTTCGGCCATGACTCTTCTCTTAGTGCTTGCCATAGCTAACATTCTTGACGGTTGGATCCCAGCATGCCCGGCAATCTTTACATTCATTACCCTGTGACGGAGCAGGACAGCTGGCACCTGTAGACACTACTGTACTAGTATTGGTCCATGATGCTGGCGCCTTCTGGTCTACCATCGGGGCAGAGAATCTGATTACCAGGTTAGCCGGTTTCAACGAAAGGAAGGATTTCACCCAAGCTTCTCGCGTGGGCATCCAGTGTTTGACTGTAGGCGTTAACCTGCATACAGCAAAGATCTTGATTAGATGGTCCTCGTCCTGTACATCGCCAGAATCATGCCATCTAAAAACTTTTGATTTTTTTGAATTAATTAGTAGTGCCATTGCCCCTGTCCAAAGCGGGTTCCTGATGGCCTTCAGTCGGAAGTATTGCGCATCCTGTACAACTTTAAACACGTAGCAGCCTTTCAATGCATAACAATCGTAACACACAGAGCCGGGGACAGCTTGCAGCTTGCCGCCTGTTTTGCATTCTTTTGCAGGGAGGCCGTAGGCCCATCCTGGCATTTTGCTGGGCTTTGATAATGAGCCCGTAATTTTTAATGCATCTCTAACTTTCATATCTCCTTTATTATCCTATACCCTGCAGCTTGTCAAGCTTGTTGCTTGTTGCTTGACGCTTGGCGCCTGTTGCTTGCAGCTTGGTCAAACATTTCTGTCAGGCATATTTCAAAACTATTTCATTTTAGCTTGACCCCAGATCCATTGACAGTAATACCAATTCCGGTTGCCAATGGATCAGGGCTCAAGTTTGGCCAAGACGATTTACACTACACGAGCCCTAGCGCTAGAGTTAATCTAGAATGGCGGTGTAGCCACGAACTTGACCCCAGATCCATGAGAGAGTGCTAGCATTTTTCATAGGACATTTCCTATCTCTAATGGATCTGAGCTCAAGTTTGGCCAAGTTGCAAACCTACTTAACCTGTGCACAGGCAAGCAACCACGCAAGTGTGATTTATATTTTTAAGACAAATCAACTTGACCCCAGATCCCTACTGGGTGGAAGCTTCTCTTAAATTCCAAACACCTTAAGGGATCAGGGCTCAAGGGCGGTCAGGTAGATCGCCTTCAAGCCGTCCAAGTAAAACCTACCAGCTAGTAGTCGGTCAGTTTAACAGGATACTAGCGCTCCTTCACTGCTTGGACTTGACATCATATATAATATAGGATATAACCAATGTCAAGTATAAAAAACAGAAAGGATAAACAATGGCAAAAACAATGACGAAGTATCAACTAGACCACTTCAAGGAGAAGGTTAAAAGAAATTTTGACCCTTTAATTGAAGAACAGGAACTGTTGGTAAAACAATATAGAGCTGATGCAACTGAAAAGATTGTAGGCAAGCTCGCTAAAAAAATGGGTGCTGATAAAATCATTACCGAGTTTGAAAAGGCGGAAGCTCAACTACAAGCTGTAAGAGACAAAGCTCGAACCTTCTTCAAAAAGAAGGCAGAGAAAGACGATAAAAAACTTAATAATTATCGTTTTGATCCTGACGAGAAGCTGACACTTAAAGATTGTAAAGAGCAACTGAAGGACTGGGCGCGAGAACTTGTTGATCGTGAAATAAGAAGAAGACCTGAAGGATTGAAGCTCAAACAGCTTGAAGAGTTAAAGCGACACTCTATTGATGTTGTAATGGAAAGCGGAACACCTGACGAGTTAATTAAGCTACTCGACGCTACAACCAAGAAGATAGGCATAGCGTGGGTTGTGGATACTTCCAAAATAAAACAAATAGCCAGCCAATAACTATTGACAGATTATCTGGGATAATATATTATCCCAGATAACGAAAGGCATACAAATGAACATACAAGAACTAGAACAGAAGACCGACTTTGTTGTATCGTGGCACGCTAAAAAGTATAACAAAGTTATATTCCGAATTGGCAACATGAACAAAGATGGTTGCAAAGTTTGGGAAAAAGACGGCAAGAAGTATATGACATTTTGGGACACAGTGTTAGAAAGGTATACAACTTGCATTGACCCAATGATAACATACAAACGAAAGGCATCATGAATATATACAATCTAATATTATATATCGGACTAGGGCTCATGGCTTTAGGGATATTAATTTTCTTTGTTTCATGCATCATGGAACGATACTACGATAAAAAAATAAATGACCTTGATAAAAAGATTAGGGCTCACGATCAATGGAGGAATAAATGAAAAAAGATATAAAAGAATGGGCAAAACAATTACTACAAGATGCGGCAGATGATGAGACACTACCAAAATGGTTGTGTCATGAAGTTTATCTTGGCGCAATATTTATTAACAAAGCAAGAAATGCAAAAGAGGGTTTGGAACGAACACAAAAGATTAGAGATAGCATTGGACAAGAGAAAGGCTTTTATGCCATGATAATGTCTCAAGTCCCTATGATTGTAGATTTAGCAGAGCAGTCACCAGAGTTTAAAAGTTTCCAAGACCAAAGACGAGCAAAGATGCACTAACCTATCTAGGGCGCCCCTTCGGGGCGCCCTAGGGGTCCCGAACCATTTTCTAAAAACCAAGATCCATTGACCCCCTACCCCCTGTAAGTACAAAAAGGGGTCCCACTGCTTTTGCATATAGTGCTTGATTTAGACACTCACCCCCTGTAAAAACGTTTTGGTACCATGGACTTGAATAAGGTAAATATAGAAAAATTACCTGCAGATGTACGTAGGGTCTTTAAA